CTCGATTAGCAACTACACAATATTAGAATTTTGTTTAGAATTTCGTTTAAGTTTGGTTTAGTTTACGTTCATTGGGGCAAAGCCTCTGACCTCGACAATTTTCCTTCTCCCTTCTACCCCAATCCTCCCTTCCATTACAAAAAAAAGGAGGTTTATTCCCCCTTTCCCTGTAAATCGAAAATCTTCACCTCACATTCATTATTGACTGGAAGGATAAATTTCCCCTCTTTTACCTCAAGATATATAGATTTTCCGTCTCCATCATATACAAAAAGCTTCCAATCATCTTTGCCGCTATGTTTAAATTTCAGCATCCCTATCCTCATTGCACAAATCTCATCATCCTTTGGCTTTACAACACAGACAATATTTCTTGCATATTTGAACTGAACATTTTGATCTTTTAATTCACTCAGCTCTTTAACCTCCTCAAATGTCATGCCTTCCTTCTCATTAAACATTTTGGCCACTCTTGCAAAATATAACATCTCTTCTGTCAATGCACTATGATAAGAATAAGGCATCAGTTTCCAAAAAGTATCTTCCTTCTTGTCCATTGAGTTTGTGATGACTTCCTTGCTCAATCCCTCAGGCGTAAATAAATTTTCCACCTCTTCCTTTGTCTCATCTACTACATAACAAACCTTATACATCATAGATTTCATGTCATAATCCGAAATGCTCTTTACTGTGATGCCCTTGGTTGTTGTATTCCATTCACCACTTTCTTTTGAACATTCCATACATAACATAGGCTGCCCGATCATTTTCAGAAGCTCGCCACCCATAGGAACCCAAGCTTGACTAGCCGGATTAAACCCATAATTGTCTTTTATCTCTTCAATTGTCATATTATATAATATTTAATCATATATAAGAAATTAAGGGGCGTTTCTTTTCGTTTCCTTATAAGTGTATGAAAAAGATATTTACAACAAAATCAATCGAAGAAAGAAATGATTTTATAAAACACTGCTATGAATCCGGAATTAAGTACTCATACAGTGACAAAGATAAAGAAGGTAATTATAAAGTTAAATATGAAGAGTAAGACATGTTAGGACTTATCAGTAAAAAGAAAGCTCTCAAAAATATTGAAAAGCTATTGAGAGAGTCTTTTGAGGAAGGAAATGATATAACTGATCCTATATTGGAGCATTCATTTACAGAAGAAGATGAGTTTAAAATGAAATACCTAATAAGAAGTAGTCATTTTTGGAGTATTTCACACTTAATGCAATATATAAAACTTACGATGGAGGAATAGAATACGTGTCTTTATAAAACTCACAGATTTCCAAAGAAAGCAAAGGAGGATATCATAGTATATAAAGTTATGAGAAACTATGATACTGGATTTATTTCTCCATATTATTCTGATTACAATGCATATAAACCAACAGATATGATGTATTCAAGACATTTATCTATATGGGGGATATTTAAGAAGTTCATCACATCTGAGGGAGTTCATTGTTTTTCTAATAAGTCTACTGCCTATGATTTAGCAAAAAGAGAGGCTTGTTTATCATTTCATTATTCTGTCTTAATGTGTAAAATACCAAAGAACGCTTTATACTATGAGGGTGAGAATAATGAAGTTGCAGCTGGAAAATTAAAACTTCTCAAAGTATTAGATAGTTTTCCTACTCAAGAAAATATTGAGGAAGCAATGAGAGAAAGAGAATTAGAGCAAAGAAAGCGGCTCAAGGGATTTGGAAAGAAAAAGAAGAAATAAATTATGAAAGCATTTGAATTTTCAAACGAAGAAGTATCAGGTATAACCGAATGGATTGATGAGAACAAAATCAAGGACGGTAATGGTATCGATATTATAGCATATATCAAAGAAGATAATGGTAATATTGCTATGTACGATGCATATCTTATGATCGATTCAAAACAGGGAAGCTATGTCGACTTATGTTGCTGGTATGATTATCGTTATTTTGAAGTCCCAAGAAACGAACCAGGAGCAGAATGTGTAGTATTGTATCATTGTCCAATAACAAAAACATTATAATAGAATATGAAAGACTATACAATATACGTTACAGAAGAAATTGCTAAGAAAGCAATGGAGAAAGGATTCGAGTGTGGTATCGTAACCACTGCAGCATTTGGCGAAGAACCTCACTGTTATAATGAGTTTCAAGTAGATAGAACATTATATAGATGCCCAACAGCAGAACAAATTTGTGGGTGGTTAAGATATGATGAAAACAGAGCAGACGATAAGCGTATCTTTATATCTATTGAAACAGAAGTAGATAATGGTAATGTATGTCACTATGTACTATCAATTTATAGTAACAATAACTATGAGTATATTTACGGTTATGATGATTATAGTGATTATGAAGACGCACTATTTGAAGCAATCAATAAAGCACTTGATTTGATATGAACTGGAATAAAACAACGATAAAACCACAAGATGGTGAAACAATATTGTGCACCTTTTTACATGATTATCCACATTACTTTATTGGTGAATATAGAAAAGAATATAATGTTGTATTTCCGACAGATGGAGGTGGTGCTGTAATTGATGGAGAAGAGTTTTGTTTTGATTACTTTGATTATTGGATGCCAGTTCCAGAATATCCCACTAAATAATGAAAACGATTGAAGAAAGAGCTGAGAGTTATGTTGGGGGAATCAGCAATAATGTACGGGCCGAGAGTAAAAAGCTTGGTTATATAAAAGGCGCAACAGATCAAAGGGAAATCGATCTAGACGAGGTATGTGCTTGGCTAGAGGAAAACTTAGGATCTTGTGTTGGAGAAGGTGGTTGGAATATTTGGCCAAGTAAAGATGAGGAGAGTCTAACTTGTCCGGAAATCATAGCGAAACATTTAAGAGAAGCAATGAAGGGGATTTAATCGTCTCCTTCTCGTTTCCTTATATATGTATGGAGAAAAAAGAAAAAATTATTAAGATCATAGGCGGAGTGACTGTAGCTGGTCTTTTGGCAGGAGTTATTATAGCTAGCCGAAGAAATAGAAAGCTTAGTTTGATCGTTGAAAATTATAAAGGTCAAATACAAAACCAGAATGATGTTATTTGTGGGCTGCAGAAGGTGATTGAACGTAATGCATATAGTTTAGGCAAGCGTTGTTCATCTTGCAGTCTAAAAGGGAGTATCTAAACTTCCTTTTTATTTTTACAACAAAAAAAAAGAAATACCAAATGAAAATCTTTAGTTCCCACCGTATATTTCCATTTGTGTTCTTATAATTAATTGTAGACTTAAGCTTCTCTCTTAAGTTCTTTTGAGTTTCGTTTAATTAAATCCATGAATCCCTCTTCAAAATCCCTGTAACCTAATCAAAATTCATCTACTCCTCTGCTCTACTACTTTCATTCGATTTCATAGTTCCTCCTGTATACAAGAGTACTGCCTTTTGAGAAATCGATATCTTGAATCTAGTCAATCTATATTTCTCCGCTTAAGATTTTTTCGATCTTAAGATTTTTTATTTTTCTTTTTAAATCAAGCAGCAAATCAAATAAACGCTGCTTCTGTGTCCTTACAATTAATTTTAACGCACTAAGCCTATCACTGAGATAAATCCCAGCGTCTCACCATTTTAACGTCGCTTAGTCGACGCTCTTTTCGAGTAAAGATATGATATCCAGTGAGACACCTCTTCAATATCATACCATATATAAGGGTTTCAGGGCATTTTGAGACGTAAAAAAAAGGAGAGGGGTCCAATCTCTCCAATTTAATTATTATTGTTCTGCTTCTTCTTGAGCAGCTGCCTGAGTAAATGATACAGTTACGGTATCACAAGCATTTACTTCTACTGCCTTAACCTGCTCAGTAACTGTTATATCTGAAGGAATAAGAGCAGAGATAGAAGCAGCAGGAAATGTTACCTTATCGCCAGGTGCACACGTCTTTTGGATATCTGCTACAATGATATCTCCATTTGTTTTAGTAATAGTAACTACAAGAGTAGCCATAACTACAACATCAAATAATTTTTCAACTTTATTTAGTTTTACTCTAGCTTTTGCTACACTGGGATCCTTTGATACCCAAGTGTTTTCTGTAACTACGTTTGCCATTTTATCTTGTTTTTATTAATTAGTTGGACCCTTTTATATACATGTCTGATTCGGCTTCTCTCCTTTTCGTCAATCCTTCCATAACTTTCCCACCTGCTTTATTCCAGCGTAAGAATTGGGCCTTAATCTCATCAAAGTTATTTGGATCAGAGTTTACCGTCTTTAGTAAGGTAGATGTTTTTAAATTTCCAGCACCTAAATTAAATGTAAATGAAACCAGTGCATCAAACTGATTCTGATTGATTTGAGAAGTAATATAAGAATTTACTGCTCTCTCCGCCACTTCTACATCTTTCTTTAATAGTTCTGTGGCATATTCTTCACTAACTTTATCATCAGGGTTTACATTACCTGTATGCCCATAACCAATAGTCCATATACCAGCTGGACATTTATAGGCCTCAGATTTAAACCCTTCGTAAAATTTAATAAGATCTAATCCTTGTTTGCTTGTTTTCATTTCTTACAATAAAAAAATTCCTGACTAGATATTAACTAATCAGGGTATTGTCTATTTTTTCTTTTAGCTGTTGTTCTGTTTGCATTCCCACCATTCTTCCTTTTTCTTCTCCATCCACTAAGAAAATCAATGTAGGTAGAGAGCGTAAGTTATATTTATCTACTAGGTCATCGTTTTCTTCTGCATCTATCTCAACTAACTCAATAGAGGGATAAGACTCTAGTACTTTATGTAGATTAGGAGAAATTGCTTTACACTGACAACAACTCTCTGTAAAAAATTTATAAATCTGTTTTTTCATTATATACTCTAAGCTTTTGTTCTTCTTGTCTTCCTTTTGACCAGTTCTTTATCTTAGTCAAATATCCGATCACTCTATCATAATGGTCTACTTTATTTGATCCACAGTTAGGGCATGTATCGAATGGTTCTTTCTCAATATGACCACACTCTGTACATACACTATTTATACAATTCCAAGTTAAATACTGACATCCTTCTTGAGCTGCATAATTTAGTAGCTTCCAATATTGTTCTTCACTTAAATGATGTGCTATATTCAAATGAGCAGCACTACCTCCATCTAAGAAATCTCCAATATACTCTTTTCCATGTAATCTTATCTTCTCAAGCATATTTACATCAGAGTCATTGGGTTTGAATACGTAAGATGCATAGAGGTTTGTATCTGAGGGTGTCCAATATCCATCAGCTTTATCCCAATCATAGTTTTTAATGGCTAAGCTTTCGGCAGGTACTTGTTCCGTATTAAAGACCAATTTTTTTGTTTTATGTTCTGTATTCTGCTCCTTTACGCATCCAAATATCTCCTGACAAAATCTCTTATAAGACTCATTATCATTACACTTCAAACCTAAATATTCTGCAGCCTGATTAAGTCCGCTCAGTCCTATTGTCAGGTATTGTTTATTTAAGCTTAAGAATCCAGCTGAGTATACCGGAAGAAGACCAGCATTATACATTTCCCATAAGTATTCATTATAAGCGGTATGATATTTATAAACTCGCTCTAGAATATTTATGAGGTACTTCTTTAAACTATCATAATCAATGGAAAATCCTTCTTTCATTGGTTTACCGGTATCTAAACTGCTATACGTTTTCCTGGCCCAAGACTGTATAATTCTGGACAAGTTTAATGATATAACCGACTTAGATCCTGTTTCCAATCCCATATTTCCATTAGTGAAGTTGAATTCTTTTGTTTGAAGTTTATTTTTCAATCTACAGCAAGAACTTAAACTATCGACGGTATCAGAAATATAGGTGAAGAAACTATGACCTCTTGCATATTCTTGAGCTACGAATTTTGCACTCTCTTCATCTACAAATTTCCCATCTTTATAAACCATGGCATAAGATTCAACGGGGAAAGTCATCATACATTTTGTTCTTTCCTCATTAAACCACTGCATAAACTCTCTTTGTATCCAATTTAAAGACTCCCAATCAGGTTTAGTGCCATCAGGAAAAGCAAATCCATCAAACATGCCATGGAAAAATGCTTCATCATAATAGGAGAAGTTTGTAAATGGAGACTGACAATTCCTTCCGCTAGATACTTGATTAATTGAATATACGATCTGCTGGAAGAATTGATGTATTTGGGATCTTATGGTTTTTACTCTCTTTGCTCCACTTGCTGTTATAATTTCTTCCGGTCTCTTCCAAAAATCCTCTCCCCATTCCTTTTTACAGAAATGTGTGAAGTAGAGTAGTGATTCAGGGACGGCACAAGCTCCTGCAAAGTTACTAGATACTGCAAATATTAGATTAACCAACATTCCACAATAACTATCTAGGTTTTTTGGAGCTGCACTTAATCCTCCCAAGTTCTTAATGCCATGTGTGAGGAAAGGATACATTGATATACTACAACAATTATGAACTAGTATATTATTTAGTGCAAAGGTATGTGTGTCTGTAGTAATGTCATAGATGTATTCGTTATCCTTCACAAAACTATCTGAATTGGAGAGAGACTGTACACCTATAATCTCTGTTTCCCCACTAAAGTCAGGTGTTTCTTCTACAGTTCTCCCGCCCGTAAGAATTAACTTATTGAATCCGTGCTGTAAAGACTCCTTCATATGGAAACTTAAGTACCATATTGTAGGGTTTCCGAGTTTCACTGTATTATTTGTCCTTACTCCAAATTGACGAAGTAGCTCTGTACATTGAAGAATAGCACCTCTAGACTGTAAACCAATGCAAACATGAGAGCCATTTACTTCTCCAACTGAATCAACTAAGCCGAAGATAATACCTCTTGCAAATTCCTCAACAAAATCATATACATTGAAAGGAACAATTTTATTTTGAGGCTTATCTGATATCTTAAAATAGTCTTTGAGCAACCATACTAAGAAACCGCTCTCCACTTCTAAGGAATAACCCGTCCCTCTAGCAAATATCTTTCCTGAAACACCAAGAACACTATGTATAACTCCAATCAAAGATAATAATACCTTTCTATCGCTTTGTACGAAATATACCGTGTTTCCTATAATATTACCACCACCAATGAAGAGGCCAATCACATATCCAAGACCATATTCTGTTTTAACGAATCTATGACATAAATTGTTAGTCTGTTCATTTTGATTGAAACAGTATTGATCATTAAATTCTGAGGTAAGATAACACCGAGACATATCAATTCCAGCTATCCTATCAAATTTAAGAGCGTTATTTACTCTATACTGTTTTTCTCCTAGTGATTTTATTGCCTCCACCGTATTATCGACATTGGTTTTGTCTATAATCATGGGGTGGTTATCAGTTACTACCAAATCTTCTCCTGTCTTGGTCTTAACTCTTACTAAATCTCTATGTCTTTGTTTTTTAGTAAGATGAGTAATGACCGTCCAGTTCCCATTGTCATCAAGCACGTATAGGTTCTTTGGATACTTCTGATATACGTTATTAGTTTCATCTACACAAACGCTCTCTTCCGCAACCATATCCCATAATGCATCAAATGGAATAAGAAGTCGTTGTTCATTATACTTCACATTAACTACTTCCTTTGATGAATAAGTGTAAGGAGCAATAGGCCCAGCAAATGAACTCTCGTCGTGTTTGTAAATGATATGATTCTCTATATCCCTCTCATACTGTTCTGCATCAAAGTCAGGATATAGTTCTTTCAGCTTCCTCTTGATCATTTTTCTACTAATCAAGATATTCTCAGGCTTATGGATTTCTGCATTTAACACACCAATATTCTTTGTCCCCACATTAGAGTTGTCGTCTGGTGTTCCTGAGTTTGCTGTATTATCACTTACTGCATACTTATAAATAAAATCAATATTCTTATCAACAAATGACTTTATCTCTTTATGCTTATCTCTAAATCTAATATAAGATTTGCTTACTTTACTTGGGGCTTTGTTAATAAGAACATCCTCTACCATCTCCTGTATATTGTCATAGGTATAGGTTTCTTTATCTAAGCTCTCAATATTTTTCTTAACATCTTCAATCACTTCAGGAATACTAGCATCATTTCCCATATCCACACTGGTATAGGCTGATCTAATACCCCTTTCTATCTTGGCAAAGTCGAAATCCTGTTCCTTGCCGCTTCTCTTCTTAATTTTCTTCATATCTTTATCATATTTAGAACCATTTCATATATAAGGTTCTGATTTTTTCTCAAGCGCAAAATTTAAGTGAAAAAAGAAAACCACTAAGCAACTTATCATTACCTAATGGTCTCTTTCTTTTAATGGGTTGTCCCTACGACAGCCTCTACGAACTGACTTGTGGGATCATTTGCTTCATAAACTGCTGCATAACCCCGATCAATGTCGTCAAACGCATGAAGGATCTCTTTATAAACTCCTTCATTGATTGTTCCTTTCTTCAGAGCCTTTTCTGCGGCCCTTCTCGACCAAATGTCATATTCACTCAGTCGTCTCTCCACGAAGACCCGTTTTGTGACAAGGTCTTTCATCTTCTTCTCTTCAATCTTTTTCTGAATTTCCGTGGCTACCAGGTTGAATAACATTGCACCGGCTGCACCACATATTCCACTTACAAATTCTCTCGAATAATTGTTCTTTCTCTTAAAATTTTTCATACCTTATATATTTTAAATTTATATTCTACATATATAAGGAAACGAGAACATTTTTGGACGGTGATTTAATTGGATAGTAAATCGATAATTAATGGCAATATTTTAACTTCTCCACCATTTACATTCTTATCGACGAATTCACTATAGATTCGCTCTATAAACTCTTCACCATTTCCTTCCTTAATCCAACTTTTCCCCTCTTTGACTGCTTGCTCTAATTCATCTACATCAAATCCATAAAGTCGGTGAAGATAAGCAAAATCCTTATTCTCACAGCCTTTAGTTCCAATCTGATAACGAATTTTAGAACGCAATCCTCTTTCATAACGGGGATCATAATAGATTTCAGCAACCGGACCACCAAGCGTATAAGGAATGTCAATCTCTTTAGGCCATTCTTTTAGATCAATCGGCTTAAGAGAAGTGTGTATCCAGGCGTCAGCACCAGGAGTCCATGTTATAGAGGGATCCATTTGTTTGAAAAGATCTAATGCCTTCTCAAAACCATAGTAATTTTTCATAGCCATCCATAGAAACCAAAGATGTGCTGCTTCATGACGAAATACTATGGATTTTCTATTCTTAAGTACTATTATCATGTTAAAAAGTAATCCCCCAAGATAAATCAATATCTCAGGGGTTTTTGTTTTATTCCTCTTCTGACTCTAACTCACGAACTCTAAAATATCTAGGAACCGCATTAAATGAAGTAATGTTAATCTCCTTTATATCTTCAAAGCCGTTAGTATAGGTCATTGAAAAATCTTCGAAATGTACCAAACTGTCTCTTAATACCATCTCTAGTTCAGGGTTGTTCAAATACTCATCGGTCTCTAAACAATCCTCAGCCAGTACAATATAAGGACGATACTTTCCTTTTTCCTTTACATTATATTTTTCAGCAAACTTAGAATGTAGTTTTTCCAGCATCTCATACCATTCATTACCTTCTTTCATCATAAGCACTATATTCTTGTCATAGCTACTTAGATTGAAAAGATCATTTACTGGTATTGAGTACATATCTACATCCCTTTCTACCTTTAGCTTTTCAATATATGTAGAAGTTATTGCATTCCTAACATTATCTTTTTCAAGTATTCTGTCGGGCACTGTTATTATTTGTATATGTGAATTATACTGCAACTTCTCTCCATCCTTAAATATTGAACCGAGAGAAACAGGTAATTCTAGGTTTGTCATTAATTTCAGACAACTTGAATAACTTTCTTTCATTTCGATTAATTTTTAAGTTTGAATTTTGTCTTTAGTTCGTTCACTCTGGTTTTCAATGATGATCCACCTTGATTGTAGCCTTTCGAATCAGTTACCGTCAAGCCAAGACCGAGTAAGTTATTTAAGAAAACCTGATTATCTTCAAAAGCTGTATCACCTCTAGCTTCTTTAATGAAATCGGTTGCTCCCTTTGCTAAATATGCACTAAGCTCCATTTCACCAATACTTTGACCAGTTGTACGATATTGACCTTTTCCCATTATAGGACTGCCAAACCACTGATCTATATCCACACCAAACATAGATGACGTTACCTTGTTTGAGTAGATTGGAATATGATACAGTTCCATTAAAGTAACATATCCCACACTTAGAGGTTTATCAGTTGGCACATATTGACCTACTAAATTCTTCTTAGCTGCTTCAAATTCTTCCGGGCTTAGTTCATTTTCTAGCTCCTTCATATCAGAAACGGTCCAAGCAGGCATCAATATTGTGTTTTGAGATTTTACGCCTAATTCTTTCGCCCAAGCTTCTATTTTTTCGGGCGGATAATCTAAGGCGTAAGAACCTACATTGAAATAATACACTTCTTCTATTGGTTTAGAGTCGTGTAGTTTTATAAATTTGTCTACATCCATACCACGATAGCGAGGGTAGTATTTCTCGATCATTGGCATAATTTTAGACTTTTTGGATTCGGAAGCTTTATATTCGTCTACTAAGTCATGTATTTTATGAGCTACATTCCCTAATAAGAACTCCATATTGACAGAGCTTATCTTACGGTTTATTGTTGAGTAGGGGTTCATAACTACTTCAACCGTTTTCTTCTTTCCTTTTCCATCTACCATTATAGGCATTTCTTCGTCAGGCAGTACTTTTGAAATAACACCTTTACCACCATAACGATTTGTAACTTTAGATCCTACGACAAGATTAGTGGTCATAATAAGCCTTACTCTTACTACATATGACACCTTCCAGTCTTTATCATCTAAGTTAATTGGTCTTAATCGATCGGCTGCTATATATTCCGGGTACTTATCATACACTTCTTTCCTTCCCTTGGCCATATACTCATCTACTACCTTTTGAGATGTCCTTGTGAAAGTTAGATCCGGCATTTTAGCTCCTCGAATCGGTTTTTTATCTTTATTTTCTTGAACTAGTACATCAGCTACTGTCGCATAAGAGATATTATTAGGTACGTCAAGGTGTTTCTCTACTGTATAACTAGAAATATCCTTTCCATCTCCAAATAATCCACCTAGCTTATCGTTGAGTGCACTATTTATTTCATCAAGACGTTTTGTTGCATAAAGCGTAACAACAGAATCCTTACTCTTCACTACTGATCCGATAGGTAGGATTTCTTTAATTGCTTCATTTGTCTTTACATCAATCGCTAAGTCTATAATCGAATAAGACTTCATACGTTTAGCAAAAGACTCAGAAACAACCAACGCATCTTCATTAACCAAACCAAACATAGCATGGAATAAGACAAGTGCATTTAATCCTTGTTTATAGGTATCGGATTCAAGATTAGTTGGTCCTGTTATAATATCGCCTCTCCTCACTGTTTGACCTACTTTTACTTTTGGCATAGTAAATACATCAACATCATTAACAGACTGGATTGCCGTTCTTCTTGGTATTGATGTGGTCTCTTTATTGGGAAGCTCTATAATCACTTCACTCTCTGTAATCTCTTTAACTTTTCCTTTGTCATAGTTGAATTTCTCATTAAGCACATTAGAACTAAGCTCTTCCGTGTTTCCTGTATCAACTAAAGGACGTTCTGCATTAACGAGAGGAATTGATTGTTTAAGCATACTAGAACCCATCATAATTCGTATACTGTCTGTCGATCCCAAGAAAGGAATTCTACGAACTGCTTCACTTAGACGATAATCTGGATGTAAGTCAATAAGTTCCACCTCACTTACTGGCACCATCTTACGTCTCATTCTATATTTTACCTCTACTTGATTATTTGCGTCTGGTTTTAATTGTAGTGTGTCATAATCTACATACTCAGATGCACATACCTTTTTATTTAAGTAATCTAAATAAGGGATAGTGATCTTAGTAAATTTAGGGTCATACACATCAAAATAAACCTCTTCACCTTCAACATGGGTAGAGACAGTTAATGAATTCTGCTTACCAATGTTCTGATTCATAGGAGTATCGCCAACACAAATCAAGTCAGTAAATGTTTGATTATAAGCTACTGATTCGGGTATTTGAATCTTATTTGTTAAAGTTTGTAAGTTGACAGCATTAATTCCAGGGCTTATCTGAACATCATTACCTCCCTTTGCCGTATCTTGACTTCCTTTCCAATGTCTTAAGCATAACATAGAAAGAACGCGGATAGGATTTGGTAGTTGTTTATTCTTTTGCCAATTGTTCATTATCTTTCGTCTAGTTCCCCAGAGATTTTTATGATTGGCACCTTGGAATAGATAAGTCATAAAGCCCTCATATACAGACTTTATACTCTTGTCAATTACTAGATCTTTAATTCGATCATCACCATAAGCAATACAATCTTCTATAACCTGTCTTGTAATGTATTCTGGTTTATAATCTAGATCTAACTTTATTTGTAACTTTTTTACCTGTTTATCAGTAAGTTTTAAAGCTTCCCTCTCAGTGCCTCGAATCTGATCAATATCTTCCAGTTTATATTCTCTAGTTCTTTCTGGCAATCCTAAGAGTGGGTCTACTTTTTTAACTTTCAATACTCCTCGATTGATGTCATATTCTCTATTATAGTCAAAGTTTATATAATGCCTACCAGTACCTGACATGTTTATTCTACAATCATAATCATTTCCTAGCATGTTTGTGGCAATTCGATAAGCTCCTTCTATAATAAACACTCCATCTATTTCTCGGGGTACTTCAAATTCTGTCGTAAAAACCTCAGATCCATAGTCGATAGTATAGGAGATTTGTACTTTGAAAACAGCACTTAACCCATTCTCTATATAATAAGAGGCTGGTTGACTCTCTTCTATAACTTCGAATTTTAGGTCAGTCAGCTTCTTTTCAGTATACATGTCGATACCTTTAATGAAGCCGTCAACCATTTTTTCTGCACCTTTAGTTTTAAAATTTTGATTAAAGTTACTCATTTATAATAGTGTTTTTATACTAATCTGTTTACACTCACAATCCTGAGCTCCAAAGAATGATTCAAGTTCCTTCTGAGCTGCTTTCTTTATTCCTTCTGCCTCTACATACTCTTCCATAGGTAAACCATGTGTGCATCTAAAGAAAGCTTCGTAAGTGATCATATAATTATACGTATCTTTTAATTGATAGATAATTAATTTAGTTGAGAATTTTTCGTATTTTTCTGGATCCACTAATTCTGAGAGTTTCTTATATAAACTATCTCGGGCTATGATTTTGTTTTCATCTCCTTCCGTATCAAGTACATTAAAAGGGACTTCATAAGCTAAGACAATTCTATAATAATATGCATTACTATCCATTTTAAAACTCAATATTCATTAAATTGCCATCACCAACTAATGGAGAGATGGGCTTTTCGTCTTCCTTTTGTTTGATTTCCGTTACATTAGAGGTGGAAGATATAACTCTCCCATCCCTCTTTATTGTAACGTTTATATTTATTTCATCTTCAAACTCAGGTATATCTACTTCAAATTTTATAGTTCCCATTAAAGTTGTTCATTAAGAAGTAGACCAAGTACCGTTTCAGTCATAATATCATCGGCTATATTCAGTTCTCCCTTAAGCGCTTTTCCGACTGTCTGTTTTGCATAACCATAAGAAAGCGTAGTAAAGAACGAATCCCTACCAAGTACTGAATTTCTAACGCCAAGATAATCAACCCCTTCTACTTTATTCGTATCTGGATCTATATTTATTTTAGTTAATCGTTTAATCTAAAAGAAAAACTAATAAATCTAGGAAAACAAAATGAAAAAAATAATCTTCCCTTTACTTTGTGGGTTACTGCTTGTATCTTGTGCAACAAAAAATATTAGCGGATCATCACAGTCTAAAAATCAGTCTATTTCAAATATTACAATTGCAATCCAAAACCAAAAAATAATATTTCTATAACCTTTTTCACTAATATCTTTACTTTTAAGACAAAGAAAAACTGTAGTTCCAATAATCAATAATATAGATATAATATGAAACCAACCAAATGCTGTTGGGGTAGTCATTTTCCCCGCAAGCGAATTAATAAATTCTTCTATAAAGTTCATAAAA